ATTCATTTTCATCTATAATTTTAGATGCTATTAAAGTATCCCAATGAATTGGAAGTTCTAATCCTGTTGTACATTTAATTACTTTATAGTCGAACTTTCCATTATGCATGATAATAAAAACATTATTATCAATTAATCTTTGGAATTCTTCTTTAACATCTTGTTCTGTTAATTGATCTGAAAGTCTTTCGCCAGTTTTATAGTCAACGTGATTAAGAGGGATATAAGCTTGTTTTTCACCTTTTGTATAGATACAAGGTCCCATTAATTTACACGTAATAGGATCTAAACTATTGTTAGTTTCTGTATCAATAGCAATATATCCATTTTCAATACACTTATCAATATATAAAGAAAATTGTTCTCTAGTTTTGATAACTAGAACATTTTCTTTCTGTTTACCTAAAACTAAGAGAACATTTTCATTGATAAGCTTAAGTTTATCTTCTATAGATAACTTTTTGCTCTTAACTTGTTTTTCAACTGTGACTTTTAGTTCTTTAGGTTTAGCTATTTTATTAATAACTTTTTTAGTTTTTTCTTTTTCTTTAGGAATAGAAAATTCTTCTCCTCATAAACTATCCATCATGTTGAATCGCTCCTTTAATTACTAGAATCTGTAACGAGTTACTCCACTTGATTGTTGAGTAGGTTGTTGAATAGGTTGACTAGGTTGTTGAACAGGTTGTGAAACTTGTTCTACCTTTTGAACTTGTTCTACTTCTACTTTAGTTTCAACTTGAGTTGTTTGAGCAACTTCATTTCCTTCTTCAGTATCACCATTTAAAGCAGTTTCATATTGCTTTAAAGATTTAAATAAAATCTTAGAAGCATCAATACCTTCAAGCACTGAGAAATCAACTGGATATAAAGCATCTGGATATACAGCTTTATTCATAATAATATTTGTAGAATATCTTGTAGCTGTACCTGAACCAGTTCTCTTAATTTTGAATAAATGTTGAGTTAAATCACCATATTCAGTAATTAATGTCTTAATATCAGTATCAGCAAACATTCCAGGACGGTCCCAAATAACTGCCTTTTGAACTACTTTTCCATTATCTGGAATATAAGCTACTGCTGTAATTGCACATCTAATATCTCTCTTAATACCTTGAGAACATAAAGGACATGCATCATCTCCTGAACAACAAACTCTCTTACCGTATTTGTCATTAGGGAATACACCTACAACTAAATGTGTAGATTCGAATACTAAATCATCCATTGATTTGTAAGGAAATCTTACAACAACAGAATCTCCATCATTCTTAAGATAAGTACCCATGAAATCGAATTCTTTTCTTTCTCCTGATGTTTGATTAGTACTTCTTTGTTGTGATCATTGATTGTAATTAAATTGTGCCATCTTTCTTTCCTCTTCTTTCTTTCATCTTAAATTACATCTTAAATATTTATAATATAAATAAATTTATATTACATTTAATAATACAATTTATTTTTATTATTTAAATTACTTGTTAGTTTTTAATTTATAATTAGAGATAAGTTTTTCTACTGAAATTCCTTTCCTCTCAAGTAAGTTTAAAAACTCATTCTTCTCTAAATCATTAATATCTTTTCCTTTAGGAATATTAACAATATCAACTAAAACATCTTTTCTAATATTTCGTAAAAATTCTCTAATTCCTTTATTTCCTGCTTCATCTCCATCAAAACATAAAATATAATGTCTTATAGGAGATTTATTAAGAATATTATATTGTTCTTTAGTTCCTGTTCCAAATAAAGCAACTGCAGGAATATTATAAGAATGACAAGTTAAAGCATTTATTTGTGATTCACATATAACTGCTTGATTTAAATTATTTTCAGTTAAATAATTTAATAAATAAACAGGTTTAACTTTATCTTTATCTATTATAAACCTTTTAGAATTAACGCTTCTTTGTGTTAACATAATAAGCTTTCCTTTTTCATCTCTTACAGGAAAAACTATACATTGATTTTTAGGATTATATTTTACTTGAAATTTCTCAATTACTTCTTTACTTAATTTTCTTTCTATCATATAAGGGTGAAAATTTTCAAAAGTATTTAATATAGATTCATTTAAATATTCTTTTTTATTTTTATCTAAAACTATTTCATCTAAATCTAATTGATACTCAACTACTCCATCCCAATAAGTTTCTAATAACCATTCTTTAGCTTCACTATCTGAAATATCAAAACATTCAGCAACAAAATGATAAAAAGGACCTTGTTCTCCACAAGCAAAACATTTAAACCATCCATATTCAACCTTATCATTATTTGGGCCAATATAAATATCAGCGTCAGGATTATTTTCTAATCCATTATTGTGATGAGGACAAGTTACTCTTATATTATTTCCTAATAATTTAACTACTTTTAACTTACCATTAATTAATCTAAATTTTATATCTCTTATTATATTTATTAGAGGTTCATGAATTGTTTTATTATCTATTGTTAAATAAGGCATTATTAGAACACCTCATCTTCATCATAATCACTACTTAAAGATTCTTTATTAGAGTCTTCATTAGGAATAAAAATAAATCTACCATTATTTAAATCTACTTTGTAACTTAATATCTTACCATTTTCTGTATCTCTAGATTTAACTAAATGTAACTTAAACAAATCTGCATCTCTTTCTATAAAAATGATAACTGTAGAATCTTGTGCAATTCTATCTGATTGAGCTAATTGAGTTGTATCAAAATCTTTTCCTTCAACTGAGGTTCTATTTTGTTGAGATACAGAAATAATAGGAATTTGTTTGGTAACTTGAAGAATTTTTAAATCTTTAGATATATTCGCTGCTTTTTCTACAGGATTCTTTGCTTTCCTTTGATCTTCAAGTAATGAATGTTGATCTATAAATAATATTTCGATATTATATTTTTCTACAAATGCTCTAAGATCAGATACTGTAGCTGGACCATTTAAATCTTCTGGAGTTAAAATCCACATTTGACCTGGAACTTTATCTTTTAAATTACTTAAATAATTTTTATATTCATTCTTAATACTAGAATTACCGTGAATTAAAGCACCATTAGATATATTACCAATTAAAGTATCCATACGATAACCAACTTTATTAGCAGACATTTCTCCTGAATAAATACCAACAATCTTACCTTGTTTAGCTGCCTCAGATGCTGACTTTAATAACATCCAAGATTTACCCATACCAGTTCTAGCTACAATAGTTGCTAATTCTTCTTTAACATCCCAACCACCAATAATATCATCTAATTCTTTAAATCCTGTTTTAATAAAATAATTATTATAATTTTTTAACCTTTCTTCATAAGCATCATATCTAGAGGTATCACTTAAAATATCAACACATTGTAAACTAATGCAACTTGTTTGATTTTGTTGAATTTCATTTAAAATTTGGTTTGCATATTCAACATCATTATCCATTAAAGCTTTTCTTACCTTATTAAATCCTTCAGCTAAAAATCTTTTATTTCTATCATTAACTAATTCCTCTAATAAATAAGTTGAAGATTCTTGAACATCTATTACAGTAAAATCTTCAAATTTATGTAAGAAAGTTTCAAAATCAGGAATGTTACCATATATGTATAAATGATCTTTTATAAATCTAAATTCTTCTTTATAATCACTAAAATAATATTCATCTAAATTATTTAGAGTTATTAATGAAGAATCTTTATCTCTTAAAATTTTATTTAACATTTGAGCTTGAATCATAATATAATCTCCTTATCTATAAATCTTTAATATATACATTAAATTAAAGACTTCTTTTGTCTCCACCTCTAAAATGTACACAGGTAGATGCAACTCCTACTCTACTAGCTAATCTAATATCTAATAAATTACCTAAACTATCAGGGCTTATATTAGATGTATAAATATTACTTTTACCTTTACTTATTCTAGTATCAATAATACTTAATAAATGAGAAATTTCAAATTCAGTTCCTACTTTATTTCCAATATCGTCCCAAATAACTAAATCACAATCTTTTACATTATCTTCAATATGTTTATAATAGCTATTTGGAGCACTTATATTAGCTTTTAAAGCGAGTAGAAAAGAAGGTACATTAATATATAATGCCTTACATTTTAAATCAG